TGCAGCCCCGCTTCGCAGATCGTGTCATGCTGCGAGTGCAGCACTGTAGTGGCGTCGGTCTGGCGTTCCTCCATCCGGACGAGACGGCCCAGCAGCTCGTCCATGCGAGCGAAGAACGCGATTAGATGTTCCACCAGCTTGGCCGCCAGTAGCTTCAGCCATCCCTCCTTGCCGAGTGTCTGTCGGAGCACCCACCAGCCGGCAAGGAGGAATACGGCCAGCATTGTCACTGGCACACCAACTTGATTGATCGTGTCGATCCAATCCATCACTGTCACCTCTCAGGTCAGGCTTGCGCGTAATCCATACGCCTCGTCCGGCAGGCCGCGATTGCCGGTCAGCTCGATCACGTCTTTCTCGCCGTGCGAGTTGCGGACGATCCACACGACATTGTTGACTTGCTTTTCGTCCCACCGAAGGCCAACGCACTCCAGGGCGTGACCCCACCAATCGTACGCAATGTAGAGCGGGGTGCCGGTCGCCAGCACCGAGAGCGCGTGCTGGAGCATGGCCCGCGGGTCGCAGTCCCAGACCTCGCCGAGCCGGTAATTTATGGCATCCTCTTCCCACCCGTCCTTAAATCGGTTGGGGCGGAGGCTGTGCATGTCCGGCGTGTACGCGGCCGAGCAGACGCCCCGCTCCTTGGCGCCGGCGATTGCCGACTCCAGGTAGTTGCCGGCGTTGCGCCAATTCACCAACCAGCCCAACGATACCGGCGATAGTTGCACGGTCGGCCTCCCTTCGCGCTCGCGGAGGTCCATCAGCGTGGCGGTGAGCCCCCAGGACCAGCAATAGTTCAGTCCGTTCTGGTCCCAGGTAGTTCCCGGCGGCCCCCAAGATTCCCGCTGATGGTAGACTGGGAACACCTGATCGGCGTGGCACTCGGCGATCACCTCCTTGTAGTCGGCCGGCTGGACCAGCTTGTCGGGAATCGCCTCGCCTACGGGTACTAAGCCGCGCGCGCGGCCATAGACCGTGCGCCGGGGAAACGCTCCGATCTGCGCTCCGAACTGAGTCGTTCGCTGAAGGACCGCCGACAAGTCGTCGGGACTATCGAGATCGAATCGCTGAATCATCGCTTCACCCCCTCTCCCTTTTCCAGCAGGCTCCAGAATCCAGCGGTGTCTTGTGGTAGTGCGAAGACCTGGATCGTGCCCCCGTCCATCGGCGCGATGGCCACGGCGGGCAGCGGCTTTTTGTCGACGGCCTGCCACCAGGGCCTCAGCGCGTCGGGCAGTCCGACCGGGAAGCAGCCGGTGGCGTCGCACGTCGTGCGCCCGGTGCCCGCCACCGCATCAACATCAAAGGCCCCCTCGAAGCTGTGGCCCTTGGCCTCCAGCGCTTTGCGAAAGGCCTGGCCGGCCAGCATCACGCGCTTGGCGTGGGGCAGGTTGTCCAGCGTGTCGCTCTGGTAGAAAAACATCACCTGGCACTTCTCCGCGGGAGGCGGAGGCGGCGGGGGTGGCGGAGGAGGCGGTGGAGGTGGAGGCGGAATCGGATCCCCCACCTCCACGGCCAGGCTCAGCAGCTTGGCGGTCCGGTCGGCCATGAACAGGAACGCAACCGTCAATTTGCCGGGGGTGTCGGCGGTTAGCGTGCAAAACGGCACGACGGCCGTCTTGATCGGGCCCGCCTCGGTCACGGAAAGCGTTTTGACCTGTCCATTTTCAAGCACCCGAAGCACGGTGGTCTCGCCAGGAGCCACGACGGAGCGAATGTCCAGGTGGGTTTTCAGCCCGTGCTGGCCGTTGAAGATTCGCCATTCGGTCTGCGGTAGGTCGGGCTTCGTGTACTGGGACACGTCCCAGGTGACGCCGGCGACCTCCACGTCAAATCGCTCGCCGACGGCGACCCGCTCCGGGCCGACGAGTTTTGGCCCATCGGCGGCCTGGGAAAACGGCGATAACAGTAAGAGCAGTAGGGCCGCCAGGGCGGCGGCCGGAACGAGGCGTTTCATCGGTTGTTTTTCTCCTTCTGGGCCTCTTTTCGGGCCCGCTCCCATAAAACTCGTCCAGTGGCGTCCAGCGGATGCAATGGGCGCCGCTGAGCATCTCCGTCTGGCACTCCCCGGCCTCGTCGCAATACACGACCGCGGCGATCACACGGCGTACCACATGGCGATTAGAACAACGTGAGGAGGATCGGTAGGAGTTGGATCAACAGCTCCATGAGCTTGTCGCAGTCGATCTCCTTCACCTCGGGAATCCTCTCGGTGCTCTGGACGTAGCCGCGGCAGAAGGCCGCTTCCAGGACTTCGTCCTGGGCCTCTTGAACGGCGTCGGGCTTTTCGCGGACGGCCGTCCGCACCCTCTGCTTGTCGGCGGCGGTAATCAGGCCACGCCGCTTAGCGTGGCCGGCGGCGGTTCGTAGGGCGCTTCCAAAGTCGCGATGCAAGGCCAGCATGTCTCTTACTCCTCTGGTGAAACGGGTTGGGTTAGTTCTTCCGGTTCTTTCAGTTTGATGGCGACGGTGGTCTTGGGGATCTGGATGCCACCGAGCGAGTTCAACTCAAATTCGAGCCCCTCGCTGGTCAGCCGCTCCAGGAGATAGGAGAGCCAGTTAGCGGCGTTCTCAACGGCATTGGCGGCCTCGCCCGCCTCGGCGGCGGCGTAGGCTGCGGAATCTCGTAGTCGCGGTCGTCCCATGTCTTCCCTTTTATTGAGGCGCCCCCACTGGAGGCATGGTTGAAAACAGGTTTCCGCGCGGGTCGACCGTGTTGTAGCCGGGGATCTCTTTGGGGCCGTCGCGGCCCCACTTGATACAGTAGTAGTTGTCCTCATAGAGGTTCAGATTACAGACCTCTGCTGGGGTTAATTCCGGGGTGCCTTCGTAGAGGCCGGCGCGCAGGAAGCCGAGGGAGATCAACTCCGAGCAGTAGAGCCGGCTGAAGTCCTCGGGCGGACGACGGTTTCTCCATTGTCCTGGAAGCAATGCCCGGAAGTCGTAAGGAACTTCCCTCTCGGAAACGTCGCGGATGAAGTCCAGCAGCTTGTAGAGTGCGAGAGGGTCGAGTAGCTCCTGCCGAAGCGGGAGATACCACATATCGGCAGCGTTCTCCCAGTTCAGGTTGACGGGGCGGACCTTCGTTCCCGCGCCAATCGCCTCGGCGACCATCAGCAGCGGTCCCTGGACGATGGCAAGACTGACGTGTGACTGGTCCGAATCCGTGAAGGACTCAATCCATTGTGCAAGCCCGCGCTCGGCACCATAAGAGAAGACACCTCCTGTTCTGGCCAGAGGCCGGATGACTTCCAGACTGGAGAGGATCATGGTCATCCCGCTAACCTTATAATCGCCTTCGTAAATCAGGAAAAGTCAGCCGGCACGCGGAGAGTTGCGCCCAGCAGGTAGAGCACATCCAGACACTGGGTGGCCGTCCCGATGCCCACCGAGCCAGCGGCCTCCAACGAGATCATCAGGGGCTCGGCCGCCGGGACAACGAAGTCGCGGATCAACGGATACGCCCGGGCCCACAATGCGTCGGTCTGGACGATCCTGGAGAATAGCTCGGCCGCCCGATCGTCGGCCTGGGGGGCAGAGAGATCGGTCCCGGAGACGCGCAGGTGGGCCAGTTTTCGGCACCAGGCACGGAAAGTCGGCTCGGCAGCAACTGGCGGGGGAGGACCGAGGGAGAGCCACTCGGACCGCAGGGCGAGCAAATCGCGGAGTCCCATTCAGACACCTCCTCTTTCTTTCTTCTTTTCCAATGTCACCCGCTCGCTGAAGGGGCACCCTGCCGATCCGCGGGCCACCCACCTTTGGATCGGCAGGGCGAGGCTACGGTGCCCGTCTACCCGTATGCCTTCTGGGCGCAGGCCCACCAGTCCATGGTCAATTCGCTGGCAGTCGTGCCGTCGATCTGCCGGGCGGACGCGATGGCCGTCATGTAGTCGTTCGGCCAGGGCGTGGCAGCCGCAATCGCCTTGCTGCAGCGGGACGCCGGCTGTTCGACCCCGTCAATCCAGGGCGTCAGGGTCTGCATGGCTCCGTCCCACTTGAACCCGGCCTTGATGTAGGTGTCGGCGACCAGGGTTCCCACCGCCGCTTTCGTGGCCACGGTGCCGCTGGCCCGCTCGTAGAACAGCCCCAGCGCGGTCGTCGAGGTCCCGAACCTCCCGAACCCGATCATGCTCAGCGTCGTCGCCAAGACGTCGGCCGCGATCGGGCAGTCGGCCGAGGCCGTGTCGACGCCTGCCGCGCCGCCGAGACCGACAAAGAAGTTGCCGATCGAAGCCGTGACGCTGCTCGTCTTGAAGCGGGCCTCGAACACCAGGTCCCTGGACATGCCGGGGATCATGGAGAACGGGAAGCCGCCGTAGGGCGTGGCGATGTTGCCGCCGCGGACGAGCGTCATGATGTCGTTGTCCACAATGCCGGCCGTCGGCGAAAACTTGATCGCGCCAATGGCGGTCGGGGCAACGGAGGCCGGCGTCGGCGTGAAGGCCACGTTCGTAATGAACGTGGAGGCCGTCTGGTAGGACCGGTAGGTGTTGCCCTCCGAGTGATACTGGCCGTCGCTGGTGGACAGGATCCCACCGAAGTCGGTGAAGTTGTCGAAGAATCCGAAACCGACGCTCGGGTCCCGGAACGCGATGATCTGATCGAGCGGCATCCCCGCCCACAGGGCCTGGCTGAGCCCCATGGGGTTGCTGCCCGGCATTTCCGGTCGATTGGACATTATCGTTTTTCCTTCCTATCAAGCGAATGGTTTTTGGTAGCGAACTGCCCTCCACTTCACGACCGACTCGGACAATCGGTCAGTCGGATTCCGTGATGGTCTCCGAAGAGTTCACGGCGAAGTTCTGCCGGCAGTCGAAGCAAACGATCTGGCCGCTGTCGTCCATCACGCGCCACCTGACGTTGTGCTTGTCCTTGTCCTGGTACGGCGGTCTCTTCTTCATCCGCAGGCCGGAGGCGAAGTAGTACTTGAAGGTGTCCCAGTTGACACCCAAAACGAGGCCGTCCGTCCTGGCCAGACCGAACTCCTGGTTCGACCATGCCGGGACCCAGACCAACGGCACGCCGCGGACCAGCACGGCGCCCTTGTACATGGCCAGGTCGCTCCTCAGGTTGTCGTTGCTGCTCTGGGCGATCTTCCTGGCCGCCTTGAGACGGCTGTACGTGGTCAGCAGCTCCCACCCGGGCTTGCTTCCCGGCGCCAGCTCGGAGTAGCTCTGCGCCGGCGTGAACGCGCACTTGTCCATGCACTCGATGATCGTGTCGATCGCGTCGTCTTCGGAGAAGGTCTTGTAGACGCCCACGCGGTTTCGCCACCCGCTGTAGGTGGTCCGCAGGATTCCTCCGGTCCCCACCGCCGAAAACCCGTAGGGGTCCATCCCCAGGAAGCCGGAAGTGGCCCCGGCGGGGAGCTGGTACGTCGACGAGTTGTTGCCGTAACCGGTCGCCGTGTTGTAGGGCTGAATCCACCACAGCAGCGAGGCGGGCGGGCGGGGCGCCTCTGTCGGAGAGGTCGGGCCGGGCCCCATCATCAGCTTTTCCATGCCCTTGAAGTAGTCGTTGTACATGGCGTGCTCTTGCACGTTGATGTACTCCAGGATCCCCACCTTCGACGTCCGGAAGATGGGCTCCGTGATGTCGTAGGTGTAGTTGGTCGTGTTCTGCGACCACTTCATCGACCCGTGGGTGAGCAGGTTCACGCGGCTGGTCGTGTCGTCCGCGTAGAGGCCCGTCACCTTGAAATTGTCCGGGTTGTTGATCTGGAGCTTCCAGTTCACCTCGTCGCCTTCCATGTCGTCGGGCTTCGCCTGGGAGTACAGGCGCGCGGCGAACCAGTATTTCTGAAGCGGCATGGAAATGTCTTTCCAGTCCGTCTTCACGTATTTGTGCATGACGGCTTCGAGGAAGTCGTCCACTTGATCGACTGCCAGGTACGGCATGAAAACGCGCTCCTATATGAGGCGGCTCAGCCCGATTTCTCCGAAACCAGGTCCTTGAAGAGCTTGTCGATTTCCGGGTCGGACGTCACCTCCTCCAGCTTGGACTGGGACGCCTTGCGCCTCGGCAGTGTCTTTGCCGCGGTGCCCCCGGTGCGCTTCGCCGACTGCTTCGTGAGCTTCTCGGTAAGCTGCCGTTGCTGCTGCTTGGAAAGTTGGTCGCCGAACGCCAATTGCACGGCGGCCTTCAGAAACGCGGGCGTCGGCGCGGCCTGACGCCCCATCGCAAAAAGCCCGTTGGCGTGGACCAGGTGGGCGTCGATCGCCTTGGCGATGTTCGCCGCCTGGTCTGCCGTGGGGGCTTTGCCGGGCTCGCCGAACAAGTCCTTGTGGCCCAGCGAGTGGAGGGAATCCAGGGCCCGGCGGCGAATGTCGCCGGCAGCCTCCTGCTGGCGCTCCTCCTTGAACCCAGCCACCTCGGACCGCAGGTTGCGTATCTCCGCGGACGCCGCCTCGACGAAGGCGTTGAGCGGCTTGACGGCCGCCTCGTCGAAGTCCTCAGGCAGCTTGAACTTGGCCAGGTCGGCGAGAACATCATCGCCACGCTGGCGTGCCTGCTGCTCTGCCTCTCGGGCTTTCGCCTGCCGGTCGGCCTCCTCCTTGCGGCTAGCCTGCGCGTCCTGCTGGCCTCCCAGCTCACCAAGAACCGCCCTTCCGGCCTCGAATGCCTTTCGGTTGATGACCCGCAGAACGCAGTCGAGCTCCTCCCGGGAGTGCAGGCCGGCCAGGTCCTCCTCGGTCAGGCCGCCGATCGTGGCAACAAAGTCGCGGGTATCGTCGTCCAGCCACTTGGCTTCCGACTCCTCCGCGCCCTCCTTCGCGCCATCCTCCGCGCCATCCTCCGCCTCTTCGCCATCGGCCGACTCGGAAGTCTCGCCCGCGGCGGCATCGGCGGCGGCGGAAGTCTCGTCGCCGTCGCCGGTAGTCTCTTTTTTTTCGGTTTTTTCGGTTTTTTCGGTGGTTTTGCCGCCCTCTTCGGAACCCGCGTCCTCGTCGGGGCCGGCAGCAGTCGCCCCCCGGACTTCCTCCACGCCCTTGTCGACGTCCGCCTGCTGTTGCTCGGGCGTCATCTTGCCCCAGTCGCTTTCGTTCGTCTCTTCAGGCATCGCCGTAGCCTCCGTTGAGTTTGTTGGTCAACCGTCCCCGTAGCACCCGTCCTCGTCGTGCAAGCGCCCGAGCCGCAGCATGTTGCCCACGATGGGCATCGCGCGGGCTCGCGCCCTGCGCGAGGTGATCCTGCACTTGCCCCGCTTGTCCCACTCGACGCCACTGATTCCGTGGTCCGCCATCGTGTCGTTCATCAGCTTCACCTGGCTCGGATGGCAGGACATGGAGAGCGACTTTCCCGGCTTTCCCTCGCTGTAGCCGGAGGCGATCCCGGGGAGTCCCGACCGGCGCGGTATGATCCCGAGGGCCTCTTGCTCCTCCGCGCTCAGCCAGTGAGGCTCACCGCCGACGTAGACCAGCTTTTTCGTCGCGCTGCCCATCAGTCATTTCCACGGCGCCAAGAACTACCCCGGCGATTCGTCCGAGGTGCCCACGGGTTCGTAGGTTGCCTCGAAAATATCCGGCTTGCAGGGATACAATTCCCCCTTGATGCCCTTGATGATCCAATCGCCCATGTTCGCTTCCATCGTGCCTTCGAGGGTCTCAATCAGCACGAGGTCGTTGCCCGCAGGGTGAAGATGGACAACGCCAGAGTCCCATGCTTCGCAAAGCCACTTCGGCATAACTGCGAATTTCGCGAGCCTATGCGCCTCGACCACCACGGGTTTCTTTCGATACTTCATCGTCCCGCTCCTCAGGTCCCGTTTTGCCCTTGCCCACGCCCCTGCATCATTTGCCCCAAGACGGCCGCCATCCCCTGACCCTGCGGACCCTGGGAGCGGTTGGTCCGCACCGTCTCCCGGCTCGTGACGGGCGCCTTGGTCGCCTGGTGCGGATCGCCGCCGGGCCCGCCCAGCATCTCCGGCGTCATGTACTTGAAGATCCGCTGTAGCTCCGGAATGTTCTCGTACTCCGACGCGATCCTCGTCAGCTCCTGCACGTCGAGAATGCCCGCCTGGACCATGGGATAGACCTTGCCCACCTTCTCTACGAAAGCAAAGATCCTTTGCAGCTTGGCCTCCGGCGGCTGGTAGCCCATGCTGTTCGGCTCGACCGAGAAGTCGTAGTGGTCCTTCAGCCCCTCGCGCTCGCCGGGCCGCCAGCTCGTGTCGACGAAGAAGCCCGTGTTCTCGGCCTCCATCGACGAGGAGACCGTCAGGGCCTCGTCATCGAACATCAGTCCGCCCATCTCCCGTGCGATGTCGCCCGCCCAACAGTTCACGGCCCCCTTCATGTGGGCGATGCGGCCGACCGCGCCGCCCCGCTCCATCTCCGCCTGCCCCAGCGTCTCCGCCTCGCTGCTAAGTCCGCCAATCACCCGCTCATTGCCGGACTGGACGTTGTAGATTTCCTGGGCGGCCAGGAAAAAGGCGTGCGTGTTGCCGTCCACGCCGGGCGTGTTGACCGGGGAAATGCTCTTAGGATCGCGGCACTTCCAATACTCGCCGTTCTTGGCTTCCTTGTGTCTCTTTGCGTCGTCTTCGCTGCCGGGGGGATATGCGATCGTGTTCTTCTGCTGAGCCGCCTGGGCCGAGAGCTTCCGGTAGAGCCGGTTGCTCAGGTCGTGCAGCGCCTTGAGGTGGTGGGCCGGCGTGCTCGGGATGATGTTGTCGGGCACGAGCCCCAGGCTCAGGTGCTTGTAGGGCCCCTGGGGACTATCCCGCCGGTCCCCGACCTTCAGGGGAGGCAGATCCGTGTTGTCGGCCGCGAAGGTCACCAGCCGCCTGGTCTCCGGCAGGTACACGTCCTCCAGCCAGACCATCGGCTCCAGCTCGTCGTCATCCACGGCCATGCCGGAGGCGATCTCGGATGCCCGTTCGCTCCCCTCCTGGGTGGCGGCCTTCGAGGTCGGGGAGACGTGCGCAACCACCCTGCGCTCGAAGTCGTCGCGCTCGCTGATCTTCCAATAGGGAACCCGGTAGCGGTCGCCGCAGAACCGCATGGCCCGGATGTCCTTGACGGCCATGTCGAGAATCGCGTCGTCGGGCGAGATTCGGCTCACCCAGGGCTTTCCGGGGTCGACCCACACGTTGTCGTCGAGCTGCACCTCGCCCGCGTCGGCCATGTAGACCTTGCAGATGCCCATCAGGAAGAAGGCGTCCAGCGTGGCCGCCTGCAAGGTCGTTTTGAGGTCGATGTTGGCGATGACCTTGTTGACGTTGACCTGGTACTTGCGGCAGAAGGGCCAGAGGCGGAAGTCGAACGAGTCGATCTTGACCTGCGGATTGTTGAAGGCCAGGGCCATCGTGTAGATGCCGGCCGTCTGGTTCAGCTTGTTCACGTAGGTCAGGAAACGGGCCCCGCTGGACGAGTACCAGGACCCCACGTAGTCGCGGATCATCTCGGTCCTGCTGCCCCGGAACGGGCGCAGGGCATCGCGAGAAGTGCCGATCGCCTTGTGCAGGCGGCCGAGGTCGATCCGGTTGCCCACGTCGAAGCCGGCCATGACTCTTGACCAGGGTAAAAGCGGCCGGGAGAACCCCAAGAAACGAAAACAGCCGCCGAGGTGTCGAGCCCTCGACGGCTGCTGTTTGCTTGGGGTTCCCTCACCGCTGCCTGGCCGGGCGGCGGTGAAGTTTCCCGGGTTGGATTGTCAAACGGTTGAAAGTGGTGGCCGCCGGAATCGAACCGGCCTGCTCTGGCTTATGAGACCAGTGAGACGCCTTGCCTCCCGGCCACGTCTACTCCGCCTTGTTGAACCCCAGCCGCTTCATCGCGGCGTCCACGTAGTCGGCCGCCTCTTCCGCCACGCGGTCGGGGGTCGCGTCTTCGGTCAGACCGCCCTCGACGGCATAGCCGTGGGCAGCCCGGAAGACGGTCAGGTGCGGAATGAGCGGGATGTACATGGCAAGGAAAATCTGCTGCGCCCCGGCTTGCGCCTGCGCCTGCTGCTGGCCCAACAGCGGCACCGCGCCGGCTGGCATTCCGCCGCTCATTCCAGGGCCTCGCGTCATCAGAGTTCTCCCATCCCGAGTTCTCCCATCCCGAGCAGTTCCCTGATCCCGAATCCTCCGCCGTCGTCGTCCGTGTCGTCGAGCTTCCCCTTGCGGAGCTTTTCCCGGCCGATCCTCCAGGCCAGGCACCCGTATGGTGCTTCATCTTGCGCCTCTGCCCCCTTTTTGTCAACGCCGGTAAGCCGGCGCTCCGACAGCAGGAGGTTCGCCACCCCCGCGGCGACGCACCGATCGCCGTGCGAGCTTTCGACCACGCCCGCCGTCCTGGACGACTTGTGCACGATCTTCCCGGCTACCCATTCGTATTCCCCACACTCAATGACCATCTCCTCGGAACGGGGAACGTATTCCCCATCCTCCATGGCCAGGCAGAGGTCCTCAAACAGCCTTCCCTTGTCTTCGTCCCGGTAATTGGCCCAGCCAGCCTTTCGCGTTTTCGCCAGCGAGCCGATCTCCGGGGCGTCACGCATGTACACGTTGGCGTAAAAGAGCACCTCCAGCACCTCGGTCCCGAACGTCGAGCCGGTCGGCCCCGTGGTCTCCCAGTTCAGCCGCGCCTTGCGAAGCCACCTGGCCAGCCCGACACTGACGCGGGCGAACTTGATCGCCTGCATCCCGCGCACGGCGTACTCCAGCACCTGCTCGCCGCTGTAGAGGTTGACCCCAGACGCGACCGAGTTGGAGGCCGTCTCGCTCGTGCCCCCGGCCGAGATGTCGCAGCCCAGGCCGTAGCTGCCCGGGGGGACGGCGTTGTCCAGCCCCGGCGTGAACCAGAGCTTCAGGGGCCCGCCCTCCTGCTTGATGAGCCCCTTCAATTCGAGGGTCTCGGCATCGAAGACCGGCTTTCCCTGCCAGACCGGCGGCCGGCAG